ATCGTTCCTCTCTGTATGGTTTTTGTCGTTAAATCAAGTACACACAAAGGATAGCACAGGATTTAGATTTGCAAATTGTGATAAGCATCACGTGCACGATTTAACGCCATCTGAAAAAGAGGCAATCCGCACAAAAGAAGGGGTTGCATGTTCCAATGAGAAAGATTATCTTTCTCAATACTGAATAGTTGAGCGAAACACTCAGGTATTCAGTACGACATTGCTCACATTGCTTCCAGTATTTCTTGCCCACCTCGTGTGGGCTTTTTTTTATCTGTACCCGCATTGATCGTTTTAGCATTTGCTATTACGATTATTCGCACTGGTTCAATATCCTATACATAAATTGATAATATGAACGTATCTAGTCGATTCATCATTTTTATAAATGTTGTTTCAGCAGGCGCGCTGTTATGTCTGCTGTCCGCCAAATTCAACTGGTTTTAACTGAGCAGGCCCGGTGTTTACCGGGCTGTTTACTTTGTTCTTCACCCCTGTACCGCAGAGAGCATAAGGCTTAAAGAGACCGTTTTGACGCGCAATTTATTCTCGCAGCATCTCCTTTCCGATTATTCCGAATAATAATTTAGATATTCATAAGCGCAGCAGAAATTACTATTACAGCCCTCAATACCATTCGCCTTAATATATAACTCAGCCGTTATCACACTATGCGTGGCAACCTCGAGCCGCCCGGCATAAGGGAAAAGTTTATCAGATATAAAAAAACGGGAGCCCTTCGGCTCCCGTTCTTGTATAACCCAGTGACTGGATTACATGTTTTCGATGATCGCGTCACCAAACTCTGAACATTTCAGCAGCTTAGCGCCTTCCATCAGACGTTCGAAGTCATAGGTCACGGTCTTGTTGTTGATCGCGCCTTCCATACCTTTAACGATAAGGTCTGCTGCTTCGAACCATTCCATATGACGGAGCATTACATTATCGATTTCATTTTAACCAACTGAATTTGCAAGAAAAATATTATAATTTGGTGACCAACAATGTCACCAACTGATTTTCGTAACACTTTGAATTTATGGTTGATGATTTTAGTTTTGGGGAAGGTTTGCGTAGCTTCTTCCAGTTCCGCGACTCATTTCTTTACGCTCTTCACGCCCACCAGCATAATCACATCGATCCGATTGTAGGATTTAAGGTGCGCACCCTTTTTCAACGAACAAATAGCAGATCGGAGAACCTCGTCGTATAGCGAGGCGAGAGCATCTCCCTTTTCATTTGCCATTGCTGCTGTATTCCCTGCCCGGCAAAAAACAATGTCCCCCTCCCTCCCTTGGCGTTCAGGTGATCCAGTATCTCCATGAGTTGTTCGCTGTTTCGTCGTGGCCCCGTGTCGTCGAACAGGTTTAGCTGCGCAACGCCCTGGCTGAAGAAGTCCCCAAGCATCACTCCCGCTTTCTGATATCGGTGGCCATCACGCCAGATATTATCCAGGCAGCGTACTGCGGCACTGATAATGTCCCTGCTATCTTGAGTTGGCGTCAGCAGCTTCACAGATACACTATTCCCGTAATACGGCTCATTGATTGCGAAGGGCGAGGTTTTCACGAATGCAGAGATGTAGCGACAATACTGGTGCTCACCGCGCAGCTTCTCCGCCGCGCGCGCCGCATGACTACATATGGCCTGGTGCATATGCTCATATTCTGTGACGCGTTCGCCGAATGAGCGCGAGCAGACTATTTCCTGTTTGGCCGGCGCGTACTCCTCAAGTTCGAGACAAGGTTCGCCACGCAGCTCACGCACGGTTCGCTCCAGTACCACATTGAAATGCTTCCGGATAATCCAGGTGCTCTGCTCTGAGAGATCGAGAGCGGTTTTGATACCCATGGCATTCAGTTTTTTACTGATTCGGCGCCCTACGCCCCAGACATCCTCTACTGGGACGAGCGCCATTAACCGGCGCTGGCGATCGATATTTGATAAATCGACAACTCCGCCCGTTTGCCGCTGCCACTTTTTAGCAGCGTGGTTTGCCAGCTTCGCCAGAGTTTTCGTTTGCGCTATTCCCACACCCACAGTGAGGTGAGTATCCCGCAAAACAGTGGCACGAATCTCCCTGCCGAAATCTTCCAGGTTCCGGCAGTTACGAACCCCGGTCAGGTCACAAAATGCCTCGTCGATACTGTAGATTTCAACTCGAGGGCTCATGACCTCCAGAGTGGTCATCACCCGGTGAGACATGTCCGCGTACAGCTCGTAGTTACTGGAGAACGTGGCCACATTGTATCGACGAAATAATTCACGTTGTTTGAAGAACGGCTCACCCATACTTATGCCAATCTGTTTCGCCTCGGCGCTTCTGGCTATAACGCACCCGTCGTTATTCGAGAGAACAACGACGGGCCGCCCCTTTAAATCGGGTCTGAACACCGTTTCACATGACGCGTAAAAGCTGTTCACATCACAAAGCGCAAACATCTCAACTGGCCGCTTTAACGATGAATGTCACGACCCCGAAAACATCGAGCGTATCTTCACTTTCTACCAGGATCGGTGAGTAGGCGCTGTTCATAGGATTGAGTTGAACAGTCGGACGAAGCTGAAGTCGTTTAACGGTGAACTCACCCCCGATCGCGGCGATGACTATGTCACCATGTTCTGCAACCCTGGAGCTGTCCACGACCAGCAGGTCACCATCACTGATGCCTGCTTCAACCATTGAATCGCCCGCGGCCTTGACAAAATATGTGGCGCTCGGGTGCTGGATTAGCAGTTCGTTCAAATCGATGCGCTGCTCGACATAGTCTGCAGCAGGGGAAGGAAAGCCACACTGAACAAGGCTCCCATAAAGCGGTAACGCGACAATGCCGCGTAACTCTACTGGTGTGTAAAATTCCATGAAAGATCACTCCTGTTTATACTGTTTTTATATACAGTAGTTTTTAACAGGGATTAGATCAATGCGAAGCCGCCTATCAATTATTACGACTGATGGCGGTCGGTGTTCACTTTCTGCTCTTGTGATGCCTCTGCAATCCTTTTATTCCAGATGCTGTTCTGAGGCATTTCTACACGGACGGAAACGAACTGGTCGCGAGGAATATCTATAGGATCGCCATTGCTCACACCGTCCACTTCATTTCTGGCGAATGCCGGCGCCTCCGGATGTGTACGGTGATAGGTTTTTACCACCACAGCTCCATCAGCATTTACTTCATAATCCAACCAGATAAGCGCCTGGCCATTTCGATCTTTCGGGATATCGAATCCTCCATCAATACCGCCCCAGGCAGCATCCGAATTCATACCCATGCAACCATCAATCAGGTATTGCCCCTCACTTAATCGTGTCACGATCACGCCCTCAGATTCGTCGTTCGTTTCGTAACTGCCATTGGCGTAAAGCTTAACCACCGGCGAAGCGCGCTTAATGTACCCATTAGTGTCTACCGTAGTGTTGCCATCATCCCAGATTCTGCGCCACGACGAGGTACTACCTGGATCACGACCTCGCCAGTAGAAGTTCTGTCCGCTGCGTCCTGAAAGCTGAAGAGCATAATCACCGGCAGCCGCCTTGATCGTGAAACCAAGGAAGTTAGCCGCTACCGGGCCGCCAGAGTTTGAAAAAATGGTCTGGGTGGCCGTGAAGTCGTTGTACGAATTTCCGGTTGTTGAACCAAGTCCAAAATCACCTACCGACAGCATGTCGCCAGAGTTACTGTATGCGTTGCGTGTTGCGCTACTTCCCAAGCCGAGGTTTGTGCGTGCGCCATCGGCGGTGGTTGCGCCAGTGCCTCCATCTCCGATAGCCAGCCCTCCCCCGCTACCTTTCTGAAGTAGTTTACCAATAGCGGGAATGGTGACTGCTTTACCGTTGATGGTGACCGTGATGTTCTGGTTTGCTGAGGTAGTGGCGAACGTTTCCCAGCCGCCAATATTCTCGTCGTACTCGTTAATGAGCTGCGAAATGCTCTGTGCCAGGCCATCGACTGACAAGGCATCTGTTACCAGAATGCCGTACTTCTGGCCGCTGAGCGCGGGTGACGCTGCAGGCGTGACCGTTAACGATGTTGCGCTATTGATGGACGTGATCTGGAACAACTGAACGGGGTTGGACATGACCATAATCGTCTGACCAGCGCGGACCTGGCTGGCCGGTGCCGTCCAGTTTGTTCCTGTGCCGGTGGCAGTGTTTCCGTTAATGGCGATGGTGCCAGTGTTATAAAGCATATTTTCTCCAGGCAATAAAAAACCCCGCCGCAGCGAGGTTGATTAAAAAGACAGTTTATTCAGACGTACATATCGGGAAGAACGGGAAGATTCAGCGGCGTTACCGTGTCATTACCGAAAATTGCATACCGCTCGCGGCCCAGATATTTCCCACCCTGTACCGAAGCACTGCCGTTCTGTATTTTTATTCCGAACATTCGATACACATACATGCCATTTACTTCGTGAGCCATCAGGCCGAATCTGCCCAGCGGAACATATCCGTTACCGATGCTCACGCCATTTTTCGAAGGTGTCCAGAGCTGATTGAGGTAGACGAAAGGCCGTCTTGTCGTTGAAAACGTGCAGACTCCTGCAGCATTAAAGATATTGAGACCGGTGCCAGGCTGTGGTGCCACGCCACTGGCGAATATGACAATATCTATTATGCCCGTCGTCGGAGCATCATCGTTGGTGGACGGAGGGCTGAAGAATCTGACCGTGCTGCCATCGAAATCGACAGTGTTACCGCTATTACAGCGACCAAAGACAATATATTTGGACTTATCGTACCCCGCTATCGTGGGAATCGCCCAGCCCCCAGTGGGAACATTGACGGTTCCTTTCCAGATACACTGCCCTGACTGCGTGGCGTTGGTAATCGCCAGGAAGTCGGTGCTGTCACCAATAAGCAGGCCTTCGCCTTTACGCTGGCCTGGCGGAAATATCTGCCAGATGCTTCCGGGGAACGTGTACGTACTCTCACGCTCACTGATGCTTACATCCTTCATCGTGGAGTTCTGCGTCACACGGCCACCGGATATAGTGACCGAGTTCATTTTATGAAGCAGCCCTGAATCAAGGTAAGCTGTCGCATGCGGGATAAACAGCACCTGCGCACCGGAAACATAATCGGCAATATCAACGTACTTGGCTTTCTGGTAGCCACTGACAAAGTTGGCCCCAAACGACGGGCACCGCAGGCCCGCCGTTATCTCCATACGCTTCCCGCCGTCATTGAGATCAATCAACAGTCCTGTAGGCATATTATGACCACTCCCCAAGCACAATCCTTCCACCACCAGACAGATTGACCGTGAGGCCATCACTGTCGATCACAGTCGCCTTGTTCGGCCCACTAAATCCGAAATTACCGGTTGTTGCATACAAAGCTCCTCGCACGGTGACGTTGTTCAGTTCTGCGTTACCACTTTTCGGCATATTCCAGCCTGTCTTGCCAGCCACAAAATTATCAGACTTCAGAGAATCAGTGATTTTCCCAAACTGAATGCTCGCATCGCGGAAGAACGCATCATTGATGAAGGTCTGACCGTTCTGAATCACGAAAGGCAGCGTAACTTTACCGCCTGCCTGAGCCATGACGGCGAAGCGGTCAGCCAGGAACAATACCTGCGATTGCATGCCGCTCGGTGTATTCTCAACGCCGATCCCCATCCCGGCGGCGTACTGGCGTCCGTTGGAGTCCACCGCCACCTTGATGTTGTACATCGCGCTCAGGTTGCCGTTTACATCAGCCACCGCCTGCGCAGTCTGGTTAATTGCTGCAGTCTGGCCGTTTACCGTAACCGTCAGGGAGTTAATTTTCGTGGCCGAGGCCTGCGTGAAATCAGCAAGGGTTTCGGTGAGATCGGTCGCGTTTGAGACATTGCCACCGGCAGAAGCATCAAGCGTCACCAGCGCACGGGCAACCGCCTGGCTGGTGTCTGCAATGGTGGTGTCGATGCGGTCGATACTGGCGCTGTTCCCGGCGTTGGTGGCTGTCTGGGATCGACGGCTGGTGACCTGCGCGAGGCTGTTCTGAATAACCGCGATAGAGGAGTTTTTAACGCCTCCCGTCATGCCATCCATTGAGACAAAGATTTCGTCAATCTTCACCTCGGCCTGCGCGAGACCATCGCCATTTTCCTTGATGGCCAGCGCCTGTTGCTCCAGATCGTCAGCGTTCTGTCTGATGTCGTCGGCCATGCCAGCAATTTTCTCGTTGCTGTCGACTGCGCTTTCGATCAGTTCCTTGAACGTGTCCGATTCTTTAATATCCTCCAGGATAACATCGGTGATATCCGATACGTCGATGCTGGCCTGTCCACGTACCCAGTCTGTGTAACCCGACTCATTGCCTGTCCTGTCCACCAGCTGCGCCCGGTACCAGAAAATTTGCCCCGCCTTCAGGCCCATCTGCTGATACTTGCGCTGCGGATAGGGAACATCGCTCAGAAGGACGGCATCATCCTCGCTCCCGGTCAGGCTGTACTGGATTTCTGTTTTCAGCGTGTCGTCCGTATTCGCCGGGAACCCCCAGTTCAGCTCAATACCAAATACCACGTTTTCAGAGGCGGTGAAGCCCACCGGCTTCGGCGGGTTGCCCACCTTACCCGTCAGCGTTTTCTCTTCCGAATAGCCCCATCCGGAGGATATTTCGGCAGCATTAATTGCACGCACCCGGACCAGGTAGCGCCCGGCGTAAATCCCCGGCACGTCGAAGGACGTGGTGGAGCTGCGCGGCACGTTAACCCAGTTCCCGTCGTTGCGGCGCCATTGCGCTTCATAGGCGATAGCGTTCTGCGCCTGGTCCCAGCTCACGCGCATGGTTTCAACGCTGATGTTCTGCTGCACCACGGAGAACGAGCTGATCACGATGTTAGCAGGTGGCGACTGGTTACCCGGAGGAATGACGCTTACAGGACGCTGGTCAATTATGGCGCCGGTATCGATGCGAGCATATTTATCCGGATCGTGCCAGGCTGCTGCAATGGAAAACGTACCATCGTTATTGTCGGCCACGCTGACTACGCGGTATTGCTGCGCGTAGAGCTCGCTCGACTCCACCACCCAGACCGATTCCGGTTGCGGGGTCTCGCTATAGGCTGTGGTGACGGTTACCTTCCTGCCGCTGACAGACTGAATGGTTCGGCTCTGCGCGGCGCCAGATGGCAGGTTGAGGATGAGGCGATTCCCGGCGGTGGCGTCAGGCTCCCGATCCAGTGTGATAACACGGCCATTAACTTCGCTGATGCGGCCGCCCATCACCTTTCCGGATAAAAGCTCATCTGCAACGGCGATGATGTAGCCAGGCTGGGGAATATTACCGTCCAGGCCGACATCAAAGGAAACGACCCGATCCTTATTATTGGTCAGAATGCCCCAGCGCCCTTTACGGTTAGCCTCCGACTGACGGGTACAACCAATCGCCGTCATTTCCAGCTGATTAAATCCGTAACGCGCCACCAGCGCATGCTCAAATACGGGCTCCATGGCATCGGCATAGGCGTTAGACGGGTCTGACCAGGACACCAGCGCAGTCGTGTAACGTGTTTTGGTCGTACTGCTGGAGTAATTAAAACGCCCGTCGATAACGTTCGAGCGAGTATAGCTGTAATCGACATCACGGGGCATGTCTGCAAGGGATACAATCTGATCCCCGCCCCAGTACGTCATACCCCGGAAGATGGCCGCAAAATCACGCAGAACGGTGTAAGCGTCGTTTCGCTCCTGAACATAGACGTTGCAGGTATAGCGAGGTTCGGTACCGTTGCCGCCTTTACCGTCCGGCACCAGCTGATCGCAATACTGGGCCACCTGGTACAGCGTCCATTTGTCGATATTCGCCGCCGTCAGGCGGTCACCCAGCCCGAAGCGGTCGGTCACCACCAGGTCATAAAAAATCCACGCCGGGTTATCTGTCCATGCCCACTTAAACGTCCCCGTCCATGTACCGCTGTAGGTTCGGGTTTCTGGATCGTAGGTATCCGGAACACGGATAACGCGTCCGCGCGGTTCGCATGAAATCTGAGGAATAGAGCCATTGAACTGGCTTGAGTCGAATTCGATGTACAGCAGCGCGGTGTTCGGATAGCGCAGTTTAGCGTCAATCACCTCGGTAAAGCTCTGCAGCGTCATCGTATCGCCGATCTTCGCGCTATTCGCGTCAGCGGTGATTTTACGCAGACGAAGCGTCCAGGTGCTGCCGGCCTGCGGAAGATCAATACGGTGGCTGCGCTCATAACCGGATGTGGTTTTACCGGTTACGCTGGTATTCAGTACCGTCTTCCAGGTGCCGCCGTCGGTCTGCAGATCAATCGCATATTTAATCGAATACCCGACCAGATCGCCGTCGTCTTCCTGCTGGAAAAGCGATGGCCACTTCAGGCGCACACGAACGGCAGAAAGCTGGGTATTGGTAAAAGTGCGAGTCCAGGCTGTGGCGCTTGATACTTCGGTACCCACGCTGATTTCGTTTTCGGTGCCGGGTATGCCCTGGATATATTTCTGCGCCTGAGTGCCGGAACGAAACTCCCAGGTGACGCCGCTGAAGTTCTGAGAGCCGTCAGCATTCTCAATAGCGGTACCATCGAGATAAATATCTTTGCCGGTTAACTGGCCTGAAAACTCACCCTCACCAAGCGCGATTAATAATTTGGCCTTCGCAATAGACTGGAGATCGTCAGGCTGTTCGGTAGGCGTGCGTGATTTTGAGCCGCCACCCTTGCGGCCTCTTATAGCGGTTGCGTTTACCATATTGCGCCCATAAAAAAACCGCCCGGAGGCGGTTGGTTATTCGAAGGTGTTAATCCCAGTGCTCATTGCTTGCACATTCATCAAGTGCAGCAGCGATTATTTGTTTCTGCTCGGGGCTGAAATCTTTCCATATCAACTGTAATGCTTCTGAGGCATAGTTATGCCAGTTATGTACATGTCCGCCTGCAGACCAATCCGGATTATCCCAGTCGAGATAAGATGCTCCGCTTATAGCTTCTTCGAGTGCTTTCTGAGCCTTTAGAAGGGGATCGGGGACGTTTTTTTCTTTATTTAATGGTGGGCTGCACAAGATATAACCATGAAGCAATTTCATCGTTTAATATCCTCGGAATTGGAATGAATGACTTTCTACTGTTGATCTTCGACGTAAATGCCAGCTGAAATAATCGCACCTCCGATGCGCCGGCGCCCGTAAAGAAGAGGCACCGGATACCCTTGCGCAGCGGTATTGGTCACGCCACCGAAAGCATATGATGCCCGGTTATCTGCATCCTGTTTACTGGCGAGGCCTGCCGGTTGAGGAGAAAGCATCTGGATTACGCCGCCTGCCATCATTGATACACCGAGGCTGGTGATCGCACCGCCAACACCTATACCAGCTACTGTCCAACCGGTAAAAGTACTGATAACTACACCAACAACAACCAGAACAGCGCCTAAAATAGTTTGCAATACGCCAGCTTTTTTACTCCCGATAATTACTGGTACGACCCGAATGACTTCTTCGGTAACAGGCATCCCAAGATCATCTTCAGAAATATTTTTTTTGCCTCTAAAAACAGCATAGGTTAGACCGCGACGCTGACTTGAAATCATGTATTGCTCAAAACCTTTCACTGTGGCAGCTAGCGCCCGTGTAGCTTCATGAGTAGTTCTGATAAGTCTGTAATGAACTGGGCCAAATGTTTTCCCCAAAAGCCCACCAAGCTCAATTCTTACCGTCGTTTCTTTCATACAAACTCCATAAAAAAACCCCGCCGAAGCGAGGTTCTATGAAAATTATGCTTTATTCAGCTAGAAAGCAGTGGGATAAATACCAAAGTCTCCATTGGTTCCATACCCAATACGATACATTAGAGTACCATTTTCCGTTACTTTTCCTGATTGTTCACTCATACCTCCACCGCAAATCCCTTTAGGCCATGCGCTGAAAATATGATCTCCTGATTTAGGATAAACAGTAACTTTCTCAGCAGTATCTAAATCTGCAACATCCTTTCCATCAACATATACACGAGTCAAACATGCACTACCCATGAAACCAGAATCACGCTTTATAATTACTTTTCCAGAATCTGCATTTTTGACAAGAAGCGTACTGTCGATAATTTGTTTGGCTGGAACATCTTTCGCCTGCTCATTTGTAACTGGCTTCGTAGCGCAACCAGCCAAAAAACAGAAAGAAAGTGTCAGCAGTGTTCTTTTCATATCCTTATCCCCTTTGTTTTTCCGAAGATTAACACAGAGTTTTGTAGCGAAGAACTATCGCTGTTCTTTCCTGCCAGTATCCACCGTAAGGCACTCGTTGGCTCAGATGACCGTACAGATGGTGCAGCAGCATATTACCTTCCAGCAGGATGCCGGCATGGTTCCACTTGTCAGCCTGAACCTGCATGATCACCATATCGCCTGGCTGAGTCGGGCCGTTGAATTCCCGGAAACCGCATTCGTACCAGCAGTCCTGATAGAAATTATCCGGGTATTCATTTTCCCACCACGGATAATCAACCCGGTAATCGTGCAATTCAATTCCCTGGGTCTGCCGGAAGTAGCTCATTACCAGACCCCAGCAGTCGTAAACGCCCAGCACGAAAGGCCGCTCAATAAGGGGGATTTCTCCTCTGGGCATAATTGTGCGCAGGTCACCCTCCGGCCAGCTGACAATGTGCCAGGGCAGGCCGTTGAGATCGCACTGAGCTTTATCCGTTTCGCTCGGTTGGGTAGTTGCATCAGGGTGACTGTGCACGATTGCGGTCACCGCCCCCCAGTCTTCAGCGGCGGCGTAGTCTTCAGGACAAAGGACAAAGTTTTCCTCCGGATCTGATGCCAGATTGCGGCAGGGGAAATATCGCTCCACCCTGCTCTTCTGTGCCACCACGCCGCAGCATTCACGAGGATATTCAGCTGCAGCATGCGCCATGATGGCTTCGGTGGTTTTCTGGCGCATATCAGCTCCTGATTAAAGATGTACCCGGGAAACCACCAAACGACAGCTCGTTATTTTCTCCGAACCGAAGTTTGCAGGCCGTCAGCGTTCCGTTGCATTCATCCAGGGATGGATCGCTTACCGGGTTATTGTTTTTATCGAAATAGCGCGTGCCGGCATAGTCGCAACCATCACCGGTACGGTACTTGTTACGGATGCACCAGGTGCACAACGAATGAAGCTGGCGCGTAGGTATCATCAACCCCTGTAGGTCCATCGGGCTGGAAAGGGTGAATTCAACGACCTCGTTAGTCTCGTTGCTCTTCGCATCAATATAGAAAACCTTCAGCTTTTCCTGGGTCGGATCGGCTGTCGGGTTACCCCCGGTGAAGTTTTTCGCATCGAGATATTTACCCAGGGTGTCATGTATCGTCACCTTCGCCTGCAACATATCGTCATAAGCCAGGCAAAGTGCGGTGATCGAGCTGTCGAGGTTAGCAACCGAAAGTTTTGGCTGCGCACTACTCCCAGAGGTAGAAGCCTCGATCCCCTCAATCTGGGATGGCCACGCTTTATATTCTTCGCCCTGCCACCAGATTGATTTGGCAGGGAGCTTGTTTTCGTCACCGCCAGCCGCTGTTATTTCTGCTTCAGTATGTGCGAGACTGTAGTTGTGAAACCGTAAGACCTCACCTGTACCAAATGCAGTGCCATCCACTTCGAAAAGCCTGACCTCATCGCCTGGCTCGAGTTTCTGATAATCTGCGTTAAGACTCATGGTTTATAGGCCTGTTCAAAAGTTGCAGAAAGGTTGAAGAGCCCAGCGCCAAGCGGCGACGGAGTGTAAGTATCACAGCGATACAGCCCCAGCGGTTCAAGCGGTGGGTGCCACTGAAAAGACTTTGTTCCCTGGTGGCGATCGAGAAAGTTTTTAATTTCCCCGATATACGTTTCGGTGCCGGTAAACTGTAAGTTCCACTTTTGTGAACGCGGATTTAAGCCATCACCGGAAACCTGTTCATACCCGTCACCAAACTTAGCGGAGCGGCGGCGGAACGTTACCTCCTGCTCCGCGTTGATGCGTGGGCACCAGCTGAATGTTTCAAGAGCCATCAGCGGCCTCCTTTTGCGAGATTCCAGACAGCACCGCCCGGGGATAAATCGCGGCCAATAAGCTCCCGATAGCGCCTGTCGACAAAATTCCCCACCTCTCGCGCGAACTGTTCATAACCACTGGTTGCCTGAGTCTGGTTGTTCCCGTTGCCATCAATCTGGATACTGACCTGCGGTGCTCCTCCACTACCTGGCGTGACGCCGCCATTTCCCACGGCGCGGACCCCCAGGGAACCATCAGACGCGCGGGTAAGAGGCATAATGGCTTCAGGACCAGCCTCTCCCATCAGACCGGCACCTTTTGCAAACGCAAACAACGTCGGTGAACTGACGACAGAGTTACTGTACTGACTGAGATCGGCTGAAGAGTAAACGCCGCCTTTGGCGTTTAATTGCAGATTTGCACCGTAGTTCTGGATTGCTGTTCCGCTACTGGCAGAGGATGAGGCGGCACCGCTAAACAGCGAACCGATAGAGCTGGCCGCGTTCGCGACCATCATATTTACCATCACCTGTTCTATGATTTTCAGAACGCTTATACCCCAGTCTTTCCAGCTCGCTTTATTGCCGTTGAGCATCTCGACAATGTTGCTGCTGATCCCGGAGAGAGCGCTTTTCATGACGTCGGCCGCCTGCATTGCATAGTTCGTGGAGTCATCCACCCAGTCGGCAAGTCCGTCCCGGGCGCCGGTTACCCAGTCAGCCTGTAGCGCATCGACTTTCTTGTAGTAATCCTCCTGAACTTCGAGCCTTTCAGACTGCGCATCCTTCAGAGCCTGCGTTTCCCGGTCATAAACCGTCTGGCTTATATCACCGGACTGATACTGCTTTTGCAGCTCCCGCTGCTGGTCGAGAAAATCGCGCTCAATACTCAGGCGTTCCCTGAGCCGCTCACGCTGCTTATTGCCGATTCCTGCACCTTGCACATCCACGCCTAAATCCGCACGCGCATTCTCGTTCTGTGCCTGCAGATTTGCCACAAACGCCGCTACCCTGGCATTTTCTTCATTGGCTTTTTTGACAGCGTTCAGGCGATCCACTTCCTGAGCCAGAGATACCAGCCGCGTCTTCTGCGCTTCGTTAAGTGACTGCAACTTACCGTCGGCAATATCGAACTGTAGTTTTTGCTGCTCGGTCACCACAGCCGTTTTTTTGCCGGTAGTGTCGATGAGTTCGATCTGGCGCAAGTAACTACGCTCAACGCTTTTAAACGCAGAATCCAGTTTTTGACCAGAGGTATTATTTTGCGGCTTACCGTTTTTTTCCCCGCTGCCAAGGCTATAGTTTGTTTTGACTGGCTCGGGCAGTTTTATTTCCGGTAGAGTAGATTGGGAGTTCTTCAAAAAGGCCAGTCGCCTCTGGAGCTCAGCCCTTTCGGCCTCCTTACCGGATACGTCCATACCTATTCTGTTGAAACTCGCCAGTACGCCTTTATCATCGAGATCTGCATTCAGGTTCTTGATGCGCCGTTCAATTTCTGGAATGGAGGCGTTCAGGCCGACAGAACTCCCGCCTTTGTACTGGTCTATCAGCTTCCCTGCCTCGGCCCCCACTCTTACCAGCCAGGTGGCCAGGTCCACTACCCCACCAACAAGATCAGTCAGCCCCTGAATAACGGCCGGATCTTTAAATACATCCCCCATATCTCCAATAGACTTCTGGAGCCCACTCAAATCTACGCTGGCGAGCCCCGCAGCAAGTTCAATTTTGACGCCGTTGACCTGCGTCTCCATATCCTCAAACAGGGCGTTAACTCTAACCAGTTTTTCAATATCTGCGTCATCTGGCGCCACACCAAACTTCTTCGCGGCATCCATATACTGACGCAGCTTTTCACTGCCATTTTCGAGGAGCGGCAGCATCTTTGAGAGATCATTGCCCAGGCTTTCGAGAATGGTGGTCTTCTCGGCGTTGGACTTAACTTTCTCCAGGGCGTCGCTGATAGCCAGAAGTTGCTTATCGGGAGATTCTCCGGCCAGTTTCTTAGCTGACAACCCAAGAGAGTCCAGCGCACCGACCGCCTCACCAGATTTATTAAGAACGGCATCACCGATTTTGTCTCCGACATCTTTAAAGATATCGGCCATCTGATCGCCGGAAACCCCTGCTTTTTCTGCAGCATATTGCCAGGCTAACAGTGACTGCGTGGACATGTTAAGGGACTTTGCCCAGCGGTCTGATTCGGTTATCTGACGTGAAGTTGTTTTGAGCAGGTTATACCCCGCCACTCCGGCTCCGATGGCTGCAGCGCCGACTGCTGTTGCGAATCCGGTCATGGCAACTGCAGCAGCTGCGGCATCCTCCTTTACCTGCTTACGCCATTTTTGTGAAGCTCGCTCAGCCTGTGAGAGGCCAGAGACAAAACCGCCCACCTTGGCAATCAGGTCTATCGTCAGGGTGCCCAGTGATTTGGAAGCCATAAACTCTCCGTTGGCGGCGTTATGTCCAGCTGGCTCTGGCCTCCTCTAACGAGATTGGCCCATCAGCAGCTTTGACTTTGGTAAAGTGCAGTGTGAAATCGGTCGCGGTGAATGGTGGGTGTTTAGGGTCTCTGTTAACGTTGGCTATCATGCTGGTCACCAGCCCGGCACCCCACTCAACCCGCAACATAGGGTTCAGACTTCCGTATCTTTCCCGGTACTTTGCCCAGAGCTGAGTTTCTTTGAATGAGAGCGACTCGCGCGCTTCGGCGATCGTTTTGCCTCCGATTCCGTTGAGGACGAGCTCGCACCAGAATTCGTCTTCGGCGCTGAGCTCGAAGTCTTTCCCAGATCGTTAACTTCCTGAATGGCCAGCAGCAGCGCTACCGTCAGACCGCCATCCAGTGCACCACGTTCAGGATCGGCCTCACCAGTAATGTCTGCCGGAGTGAAGATGGGCTTACCCAGTTCATCGCAGATAGATGCAGCAATACGTCCTGCCACACCATCGACCTTACCCCCAAAAGCCAGTACATCGGAGGTTGCTGTGTGATAACCCATAGGGCGAACATACACGGTCGCAGTGATTTTTTTATCACCCTGTTTCCATGAGATTTCTTTCTCAACCGGGCGACCGGTAAACGCGCCGGAATCTTTGAGTGCTTCAAGCGTAAGTTTCATTATTTATCCTGAGTAAAAAGGGCGTTGCCGCCCTGATTTTATGGGGTCACGACTTTTGGCACCCATACAGCAGATCCGGAGCGCTGGACAGATGCTGAAGTAGAAACAACAGTGTTAGCTGCAAAATCAAACGGGAAGTCGGAGACATAGCCTTTGAATACAAACCAGGTTCGACTCGGCGGAAGAACCAACCCGTCCACGGCGCCGCTAGCATCTTCTGCCGCAGCTGTAGGAGAAGCCGTTCCGTCTGACCAGCCAATTGCGAACGTCAGGTCCTGATCCTCTTCATCGTCCGAAATCGACAGGTTGTAGAGCATGATGTGGCTGGTATTTTTAGGATCAGCGTTAAGCGTCAGTGATGCTGTGCCAGGCGTTCGAAGACCACGCTTATAGCTGCGATCAAAGCGTTCAGAAAGACAGGTGTCTTCAATCTGGTCAGCCGGATTGCTGCCGGGTGAAAATGCAGTGATACATTCAACTTCGCTCACCGCGCCTTTTACGAGCACAAAGAGCTGCGTACCTTGCGTCAATACAGACATTGTTATCTCCGGTTATAAAAAAACCGGCTCAAGGCCGGTGGTTGAATAATTCGTTTCTCGAGTGACTATCCAGTCAACATCGAATGAGTAGCGATATCGCTTTGTTTCCGGGTCTTTCTCCTGACCGCCCAGGCGTGTGATATAAGCGTGAGGCTCGATGGCGTCACGCAGCGCAGAGGCGACGGCGATAACCTCGTCCGCCGTGTCGGCATACGCATCTACCTGCAGCGTAAAGGAGTCTGCATCCGGCCGCTGTGCCAGATAGTTTTCCGGCAAGCCAGTGATGTTCTGCCACACCGCATACGGGTAAGCGACAGCATCATCCTGCTGGCCGAAGGGGTATAGTCGCACCGGATCAGATCCGAGTAGCGCGGTTACCGCCGCACTGGCCGCGCATACACCAAATATGGGCGCAATCATGGTGGTATTCCTTTTTTCTGAGCGCGCTTAATGGCCCGGTCAATGGCCTTTTCATACTCAGTGCCAAAGGTATTTAACACTTCGCCGACGCTGCTCTCCGCTGCCGGGCGCATAATTGGCTGGGCGCGAACGTTCTCGGTACCGAACTCAATAAGTCGCCAGTGAGGAGTGGGTGCGTTCTTGCCAAAATCGGGGTGCTTTTTAAGGACCGCGCCGTGCAGCACGCCAATGCGAAAACTCAGATCGCCCGTCCGCTTAAAAAGACGGCCATTCCAGCGCATGGCGATGTTATCTGCGATGCTCCTGCCGGTACCCGGGTCATCAACGCGACGGGCGTTAGTCTTCGCTTTCTCGACGATGACGTTGCCGGCACGCCTGAGCGCTGCCCTGCCACCTTTGCGACGCAAATCGACGCTGACGGCATCCAGTTTGCCCAGCAAAGAATCGACGCCAGTAATGCTGAACTCAATACCATCAGCCATCGTTAACCCCCTGCGAACATGGAAGTGTCAGATATTCGCGCCCGCTTTTGTCGTCGGACAGAACGCCATGGACGTTATAAACACGGCCGAGATAAAGGATGCGGTGCTTACTGGTTACGTCATCGCGCCAGCGAATAGTGATCCGCGTCGTGACTTCGCTTTGCCCTGCCTGGGCCGCCACAAACTCACGCGCGGAAAGATCGACAACACTGGCCCACAGGGTAGCAACGTCAGCCCAGCCGTTGATAATGGCCCCGGTAGCCGGACTCTGGGTTTTAACAGGCCTCTGCAATATAACGCGGTGACGAAGTTTTCCGGCCTGCATGCTCACCCCCTGGGCTTTCCGCTGAGGTAAGTCGGTACCGGAGAATCGAGTGTGGTGGTTTCTATCTCTCCCGCCATGTACTCATAAAGTAAGGCAGCCAGTGATTCACTGGATTCAGCCAGGCGGTTTATCGCCGCGGTCTGCTCTGTCTGCGCTTTTGTCTGCAACTCCAGCGCTTTCAGAAGTTCGTTTACCTGTTGCTCGTTCATAGGCAATAGCCATCCATTTTTTCAGCCACTCACGGCGTGCGGCACATCCTGAGCAGGCCATCAGTGCCATCTCCGGTGACGGAAAAGAAGCGCCTCTACACCAAGCGGTAGCTCAGAAGTGATATTTCCCACATTCACGGCTTCCCGGTTCGCATACCAGTGACCAATCAGCAAAAGCATTGCCGCCCAGATCCCGGGCGTAAAAAGAACCTCCCGGGGAGGCTCTTTGTCTTCAGGGGGCGGCGAAAGGGATTCCACCAGCGAACCGTCGCAAAACTTTTCAACATAATCGACGGCCGCAGCTGTATAGGCAGTGATAAGAGAATCTTCGGCGTCGTTATCAACCCTCAGATGCGTCTTTATCAGCGCCATCTGCTCCGCGCTTATTTCCACCTTTACCCCCGGTTTTGGCTTTTTGTGGCTGTTCAGGCTGTTCAGGCTGTTCAGGCTGTTCAGGCTGTTCAGGCTGTTCAGGCTGTTCAGGCTGTTCAGGACTGGAGTTTTTCACCTTCTCAGGTTCAACCTCTTCAGCCAGATACATTTTTACCAGCATCTCGCCAACCTCTTTTTTCACGATGCGGGTTTCGCCCTGGGATACAGTGCCCAGGTGATAATGCGAGAACATACGGAGAGCTTTAATTTTCATAGGTTAAACGCGGCCATTGCTGACCGCGCCCTTCTGTTATTCGCCGGAAGAAACCGCAATATCGCCGGTGACGATGGCGGCAGGACGGTAGTGCGCCAGCGCCAGGCGCTCTTCGCACAGGATGGTCAGCATGTTCTTAACGAAGTTGTCGCGATCCTGATTGCTGATCTCGATTGTGGCATCCATTCGATCCCACACCTGCGACGCTAGGCCAAACGCACCCACAGTGAATTTGCCTGCCGTCTGCGCGGTAGTCGATACAACCGGCAGCCCCCACAGCACTTTGGAGGCAAACGCCTGCGGGCCGCCAAGGATGTAATTGCCGTTAGCGTCCTTCAGCAACGCGATTCGGTGCCAGTCCGCTGGGTTCAGGATGATGCCATCGGCTTCGAACTCACTCAGCGATACCTGATAGATGGCATGCGCCAGAACATCAGCGCCGGTATCACCTGTCGCATTGAGGGCTGCTTCGTAGTCGTTCGCCACCACGTTCAGCCCCTGCAGGTTGTCGCCGGTACCATCTCCGTTCAGCATCTGGTTCTCTTCCACCAGAGCCAGGCCGTACATCATGCGGGCATTGATGTACGACTCCAGAGCTGGCGCATCATCCATGATTTGTCGGGATGCCTGGATCCAGTGGGCGATGGTTTTCACGTTCGCCATTTCTTTGGTGAAGGTGATGTTACTTTCCGGCTTGAGGGTGCCTTCCGCCACTGGCGCGGCAGCGTTGGTGAACACGTTCTCACGAACATACTCCAGCGCATTACTGGTGATGCGCCCCTGGGCCAGAAGATCACGTACGGTCAGGCGGCGCAGGCCAGGCATCAAGATACCTGGATTCTGCTGCGGCAGAACCAGAGAGCCGGCGGAGTTGGCGCCAGACCCGATCGCTTTATCAAAACTGGTCACTTTCGCTTTGGTGCGTGAGCCGTCCCAGCCTTTCATCAGGTCTTCGGATACGCGCTCTGCAAAGGACTTCTGGGCGGTCTGGTCAGGTGAGTTTCCAGCCAGTTTCTGCTCAAGATCAAACAGGCGGGTACCGGTGGTTTTCAGTTCATCCTGGGCTTTAGCCAGATCGGTCTGCAGTTGCTTGTTGATTTCCCCGTTCTGGTTGATGGATTTACGTTGTTCTTCGATAAGCTCCTTCACTTCTTTCTGGGAGTTCTCGATTGCTTTTTCCAGTACAGATAATTCAGACATGTGTTACTCCGTTAAGGTGTCCGCAGGTTAGCGGCAAATGAGGTAATGCGCTGTGCAAGCGCGTCAATGTCGCCGCCGCCGAACTCGCTTCGGCCTGCGGACTTCACGCGGGCGATAAACGCCTGCGCTTCTGCGCGAGTAAGGCCGACTGAATCCCTCAGCCAGGCCTCCGCGTCACGAATGGTTTTAATGCCGTCGATGCTCTTCATGGCAGTTACGCCTGCCAGTTCGTTGGCCGGGAAGGTGCAGACACTGATTTCCCGCAGGTAAGAAATGTTTTTGAAAATCAGGCCTGACGTGCCGACGGTGTAATCATCGGGGCCGACTGAAAAACCGACCGACATGCCTTCAACCGTGCCATGCTGCATGGCGGCCTTCAGATCTTCGGCCAGGCTTAACCCCGGAGTGAGTTGCCCACGTACAAAAAGCCCCTTCTCGTCTTCGTGCATGGCATCCCACTTGCCAACCGGGATGGCTCGCGTCTGGTGGTTAAAGAACATCGCCACCTTGCGGCTCTGGTTAGCGACCACTCCAGCGAAAGCGCCGGGCAAAATAATGTCGCCATCAGCATCGGTGTTATTGAAAACCGAGGCGTACCCTTCAAACGTTCCCTTGGTGCCGTCGCCGGTGAACTTGATTTCGGTCTGGTCGAACGCCAGCGTCTTGTGAATTTCAGGCATGATGGCCCCCATAAAAATTAAGCCCCGTCATTGCGGGGCTCTTTGCTTGATCCAAGATCGGTAATGGGTACGTTCTGCGACTGGCGCGTCGCCACGTCACCGCCGGGCAGTGGTGGCAGGTTATCCAGCCGTCGAACCTCGTTAACGGTGCGAATGCCGGTATTGACCATGATCTGCATGAATGATGCCCGGCTTGTTGAGTCGCCGCGTAACAGCCCGTCGAGGTTATGTTCGGCATGAATAGCGCCCTGCTCTGACTCTTTCACCAGCCAGCGTTCAATGCTGTACTCCCAGCGGTCAAGGTAGGGTTTTAGCGTGTACTGAAGAAAGCCCAGGTTTTGCTGCTCAATTCCAGAGCCCCAGGAGGTGGTTTTATCAACATCGCCGACCAGATGCGGAGGCACACCGTAAAAGCGGGCCAGTTCGGCGACCTGAAATTTTCGTGCAGCCAGTATTTCCGAATCCTGAGGCGAAACCCCTATAGCCTGCGTAGTAAACCCGCTCTCCAGGATCCACAACCGCTTTTTAACTGGTCCGCCGGCAATCTCCTTAAAGTTCTCCTCCAGCTGGCCGCGCTGCTCTTTAGTCAGCACCTTGCCGTCAGTCATCAGAATCTGCGGAGACTTCGCTCCATTTGCGAAGAACTCACGCTGATTGTCTTCCATGGCGATAGCCACTCCGGCTGACTTAGCACTGAAGGCCAGCGGTGAGAGGCCAGTGAGTCCATTGAAGCCAAACCCTTTAAGATGAAAAATTTCCTTCTGCGAAAAGTTGGCGTATTCCGTATCACGGCGATAACGGTAGATAATGTTTTTGCCATTCTCACTGAGCCGCACCTCCATATTGGCGCTCATCAGCGGAACCATGCTTATAACATCGCCAACGCTGTTACGTTCCACATGCGCGTAAGCATTGCCGTAGGCGCACAGCTGCATGGTCATAGCCTCGCGGAACTCCAGAGCGGTCATGAAATTGTTTGGCCGGAACCTCAGTAGCTTTGCGAGAGGATGGGTGCCGGGAACCTTGCTGCGCTGATCGTCACTGGTCTGGTACACATCAAGCGGTAAGGATGCAGTGACCGTAGAAATCAGACGGATACAGGCCCACACAGTGCTGATTTGCATGTTGCGCTCATCAGTGACGACGGATTCACCAACAACGCCGTGTGCAGAGGTGCCAGCCATCTGAGAGCCTTTCTCTGGCGTCACCAGTCTGCCCCCGGTCAGGATGGAGGCCATGCGCGCCCAGAATGGCGATCGCGTTCGCAGGTCAATGCTGTAATCGGTATCTGCCATTTTTACACGCTCAAAAAGTTATAGATAAAATCGTTAACATCTCCCTGATCCTCTACCTCATCACTGGTCTGCGCGCCGATGGACATTGCCAGTGCTACCATCCCGTCGATACGGCCACTCGACTTGCCTTTAACAAATTTGCGGTTACCGGCGGGGTCGGTGATTACCGTGGCGTTTTTGGCGCACATCTCGAGGATTGGATGGTTGCCGTGCTTCAGCTGCGCACCAAGCAATCTGGCCTCCAGTTCCCTGAGTGCGGGAGACATTGATACAAAGCCCTGGCCAAATTCCACAAAACGCTCAAGCTCCGCTTCAGTAAATCCGGCGTCGATGAGATGAGGGCGAAGGAAACGCATGTTATAGCGGTCGAACGCCAGCACCCTGACGTTACAGATATCAAAAACGTGCCGCAGCTCTCTGGCGATAAAGGCATACTCAATGGCTTTGCCCGGAGTCGTGTTCAGCCAGCCCTGCCTCGCCCAGATGTCATAAGGCACGCGATCGTTACGCGCCTTGTCTGCCAGCCCTTCCTCTGGTAGCCAGAACTTACAGTGCACATCGCCATGGGTTGTGTTGAGAATCAGCGCGGTGAGGTCCGACACGCTGGAAAGGTCCAGACCGCCCCAGACGGTAGCGCCCGCCAGTTCGCCGGGTTCCTCTTTATTCATGTGCCAGACGGTCTGACTCACGAACGGGCTTTTCGCCTCAACCCTGCGGTTCAGTACAAGGTTCTCAAACTCTGCCTGGCGCGACGGCAGGCGTTTTGCGCTGGCGGCCATATCCAGCACTTCTTTCTGGTTCATGAATACATCGAAGGCGGGGTTTGCCAGCCTGATGGCTTCAACAGAGAAAGGATCGATATCTTCCGGCGCGGTCTGGAGCCTGACCACCGTTCGCGGATCGGCCCCGGTCAGGCCATCATCAATCAGCAGGCTGAGCAGGTCGCTCGCATCGGGTGCCTGGGTGCTGATGATTACCGAGATAGGGTTATCCTGAGCAGCGGTCGCCGTTTCCAGCGCTTCATAAAGCGGGTCACGCGGCCCACGAACCTGCCCCAGCTCATCGTGGGCGACAAATCTCGGCGAGAAACCGTAGGCCGTGGTGGCTTCTGCGCTCAGTGCGCGATAATAAGAACCCAGTTCAGGGCAGTGAATTTCTTTTGCTGAATCCTTGATCGCCACATACTGCATAAGCACCGGGTTCATCCGGCACATCTTGGAGGCCAGGTTAAACAGAATGGCCGCCTGGTCACGCGAACGTGCGGCAGAATACAGCTGCGAGTTCGGCGCCGCTTCTGGCCCCACCAGATAGAGCAGCATCAGCATGGCGGTTTCAACGGTCTTGGCGTTCTTGCGCCCGCGGCTGATGATGGCGCGGCGAGTGCCATGCTTGTTGTCAAAGATAGCCCTGAAGTCGTCTTTCATGAACTCAGCCATTTTCAGGGGCTGGCCAACAAACTTACCTTCAGGGATAACGATATTTCTTTCGCACCAGAGGATATTCCTCTCGGCTCTTGTCAGAGTTTTTTTAGCCATCGAAGAGCCTTATTCAATTTCCCAGGGTTTTCTCTCCCGTGGCAGATTGTTGTTGGCACGGCCTACCGTTTTGGGATCGGCAGTAGCCTGCCGGGTGATTCGCAGCCGCGTCGCCAGTGATGATGCGGAACGTACTTCGCGCTCGCGCATGGTGAGTAATTTGTCGTAGCGCTTTAAACCATCATCCCGCGCCAGCCATTCCAGCTCGAACTCTTCAATCTGCGTGGTCAACAGCCGCGCCTGCACGACATGCCGGCAATACATTTCCAGCATGTCGCGGTGCGTTTCGGTAAATGAGCTGGTGGGGTTGTCATTGACCAACCGGACCCAGACGTTTATCTCCGGATCGCTCAGATGAATGGACGGCTGCAGCCTGCTTTCAGCCAGTGCCGGCAGCGAGACAGCAGACGTCGCAGCCAGAGACTTTCTGCCTCGCTGTGCCATCACGTTTTTCCTTTTTTTCTGGACGTTTTTAAAAATAAACCTGGGAGCGCGGTCTTTATAATGCTGCCGCCAGAGTTTTGCCCCTCCCCCTGCCTCGCGGATTTAAATGAGAATTAGTATCATTTCTCAATGATGTGCAGGTTTTCGCGGGAAAGGCTTGAGGGCATAAGCCGTTCGCCAATGCCGAGCGTAAAGGCCAGGCTGACCGTCGGCAGCGTCTCGCCCACCGTGTGGCTGAAAGTGATGGCAGTGACAATATTGAAGCTCACGCCGTCGATGCTCAGCTCTGTCAGCTTACCGTCGCGGTATTCAATCTTTAGATCTTTCATGCGTTGCTCCTGTTACCAGATAACCCGGCCTTCATTGTCGAACTCAGTGACCGTACCGCCCTTCTCCATACGTTGCTTTACCGAGTCGTGGCAACATTTGCATAAACTTTGCAAATTTTCCGGGTCATGAAAGAGGGTCTCATCACCCTTGTGTGGTTTGATATGATCAACAACAGTTGCGGCTATTACCTGATTTCGTTTGAGATGAAACTCGCAGAGTGTCTGCTTCTGAAGCTGGTGATAACGAAGCCGGTACCAGCATTTGGTGTTATAGAGTCGGTGCCAGGGTGAAGTGGATGACATATTCACTCCAATAAAAAAGCCACCAGCAGGGATGGTGGCTTCAGTTTTTAATTTTTCTGTCTCTATAATTGCACTGAAGAAATCAGTTTTTTATTCATTTGCACGAATTTTCTTTCCAGTTGGGTGCCGCAGTCATCTATTATCTCGTAAGCTTCCTCGCTATTAATGCGATGATGAAGCACATCATTTTCTGTACGATTAGAAATCTTAAGAAGATCTTTAACTTCTAAAAGGTCAGGCTCGAATGATGGAAAATACAAATAAATAAGCGCCTCTAGCCTATCATGAACGCCACTCTCAAGCTCCAAGGCTGCAGAATGCTTATAAAAATCTGCAAGCGTGATTTTATTTAATAGTAAGCTACTTCGATACATATGGAGACTGCTTATATACTTTGACCACTTTGAAATTAATATGTGCAGCTCTTCAGTTTTTGAAACTAGTAGTTTTTTCATGTCTTTTTCGGCATCTAGCTGAGTCTGCTTAAAAAATCTTTTTTCAGCAAAGCGATTAGCAAGAAATGCACCACCAAAAGCACCAATTAAAGCGCCACTTACACTAACCAATGAAGAGATTATTTGCGTTTCCAATTTCTTATCCTGTTAAATGGTCATTTATTCCTATATTGCCATTTAACTAGAAGAAGAGGAATACTTAAGGTATCACATTGTTAAACTTATCAAGCTATAACGATTATCCAACTTGAGATGGAAAAACTCTTCTACGATTGTCGCTACCTGAGCTTCTCAAATAATAACCGCGACATCGCTCATTACGAGATAAGCAGAGTCGTATTCATTTTACTGCTTTGTACCAAGCCTGCCAGCGGTACTTATCGAGGCGCAGCCGCTGCAGGCATTCAGCAGTTTCGATATCTGCCTGCAGGTCTTCGTCGCTGTTGGTGCCAGCATCACTTGCCTGACACGGCTCCTGCATCAAATCCGCTGATGGAATTGGCAGCGTCGATGGCACGTTGGCGCAGCCGGACAGACTCATCATCAAAATCACAAACGGTACGATTTGGATCCTGGACATATTTCACCACGTCACGGGTTATGGTTCGGTAGATTACCCGGCCTTCTTCTCTGGCCTGAGCGGCCTTCAGTTCGACAGGCTGAATAGCCTTTTCTGCTTTGGCCCGCTTATCAGCAGCCAGCACGTTGATACGGTCGGCATGGGCGTACCAGCCATTCCGGTAACGTAGCTCGCCATAGCCACCTGCCAGCAGAACGGCTGCGAGAGTAATCAGCAGAATCGTTCGAAGGCTAAAGGTCATGTTTGCTCTCCGCCAGGCACATCGATCGCTCCATCTCTCGCCGATTCTGGAGGCCTTTCCATTTCATGCCACCAGCGTAAACCCAACGGCGCATTTCTTCGCACGCCCCGTCGTGATCACCTTTGTTCAACTTGCGCAGAAGCGTGGACTTCGAGAACGCGTCAGAACCAACGTTAAAGACAAAGCTGTAAAGCGCGGCGCGCTGATACTCGCCCAGCGGCACCCTGACCAGATTGTCTACCGTACGCTTGGCTGGCTGGATGTCTTTCCACAACAACTGGTCACACTCACGATCGGTATAAGTCTTGCCCCTGACGATATCCCGTCCCGTATGGCCGTCGCAGACAGTCCACACTCCGGCGACATCTGTATAAGCTTCGTACTTTCGCCCTTCTACACCATCCTGCCCGCCGAGGAACAGCGAGGCAATCAGCATTGCGCCGCCACCAGCTGCGGCGATCAGTTTATTGCGAAGGCTGCTGGTCATTGGCATTTCAGTCTTCTCCAACTTTCACCGCCGGGCCGTATTTCTCCAGCGCCTTAACCTGCGCATTAGCGACCTTGCGTTTGAAATACCAGTTAATGAGTCCTGTAACGATTATCCCGGCAATACCCGCCAGTACGCCGATGGCGCTCCATTCGTCAGGACTCAGTTTTGTGAGGACGCCGTTCAGGATGGTTCCTCCTGAGGTGCCGAGGGCGACTCCGGTGACAAGTTTGCTCATACGGGACATTTCTCTCACCTCGCTGGGATGCGGGTGCTATTTGGTAAGGGATCAGGCCCTCCGGATGAATTAACAACAAAACGAGTTATGGGGTTCCGGGAGCCTGAAAAAGAAAAGCCCCGGCAGGATGCCGAGGCTTATGATTGTTGGCCTGACCTCGCGGATAATTCCAACTTACCGCCATCCATTAGCGACGAGACCAATGGCGCGGGGATAAAGCAGGAATTGCGGCCATAAAAAAACCCCGCCGGCTGGCGAGGTTTCGAATGTTATGTGTCAGTGCGTAGTGACAACTCATAGCAGAATACTATACATTTTGCGTACGCGTTAGTTTTTTAAAGTATGCTCGCCCAAACTCTAACCTTAAGGAAAAGCGATGAACTTCTCAAAACAAAAGCAAGCCAACCTAACCCGCAAGGTTACGGTTAGGGCATTTAAAGTAAACTCGAATAATAACAACAACTTATATAAGCAGATCGCAGCTAGTAAAAGTTTAGCTGCGGGCACCATTATTCAATATTCAGCTACCAAGCACATCAAATGCAAAGAAATCAAAACTATAAATAATACACATTTTATTCACTTTACTTCATACAACCCTAATGAGCAGGTCTCAGTCTCACCTATCAATCCTAAAGATAAAGATCTTTTCCCAGTCAAAAACCATGACAACCTGCATGCTTTCTACATGATTAAAGGGAACAAAATAGCATCACTAATGTTAATATCGACAAATTGGCCAGAGGTTAAGACCAGTAAATTATTTGGTCATTTTAAGATAGACATTATTCCAACATGCATCCTCCGCCAGGATACAGTTGCGAAATTGCAATCAGACGGATTAAAAGCGGTCCATGTAAATCTGGAAGTTATGAGCTCTGATTTTAATAAACAACCTGGCTTTTTAAAATCATTGATCCAAAATGAACCTGCTGTAAAACAGACAGGAATTTCAGGTCATCTAACTATTGATCATAAAGGAAACCCACAACTCGCTAAATCTATTGAAAATAATCCAATCCCTTGGATAAGTGATTTAGATAGTGACTTTTACTTTGAAACAAAAAAAAGCGAAAAAATAACCAGTGACAGCTTAAGACTTACACAGGTATACTACACTATTCCCTATGGGGCAAAGTCGATCCTGTCAAAATATGCGGAAGAAATTTTAAGCGATTTTGTAAAAAACGAGTTTTAATGAGATTTCTAAGAGGCTTGAGATAATGAGAAACCTTGATATAAATGCAATTGCTATCACAGCGTTAAACATGCTCGCCTCTTTATTTTTTTCTTATTTCTTTACTGAAACTCTTACTAATAACACTGACGCACTCAACTTGGTTGCCAATATATTCTCAATATTGACTGGCTTTTTATTGTTAGTCATCACACTGTCAGGCGATAATTCTTCCGTTTCAATTGGGCTAACTGAAGTTGAGCGCACATATCAAACAAATAGATTCTTAATTAGATTCAATAGATATTACAGTTTGTTTTTGTTGTATCTTTTAACATTAGCACTAATCTTCATATATTACTTACTCTCAAAAGATAAAAACCACACAGGTTTGGCGTTATCATTATCAATAAGCGTGATAACCCATGCAATATCATTCTTAACTTGCTTCTCATTTATTCAGTCTACGTTCATACCTTTGAAATTGAAAAAGCTTTACACAGAGAAGAAAGAACTTAATGATAAATCAGGCAGCTAGTGCTGCCTGATACTCATCTTAACATACAAATGCAGCCATCAATAAACCCCATTGCAGTCTGTAGTTCTTTCCTAATAGTACCATCGGAGACTTTTCTTTTTTTCGCAATTGCTCTCAATGAGATTCCGATAACGAAATGAGCAATCAGAAGTTCACATTCATTAGGTTTGAATTTTTTCAACCTCGCAACGCATCCATCAATCATGATCCCCTCATCATCGTTACACTGAGGCCGTGATTTCTTACCATGTGGCAATAAACCTTTGAAGCCTGCCGCAATTGGTTGCCAGTCAACGCTGCTATTGTCTGAAGATGCCCAAGCTCCCCATAGATCCATAACTTCATACATATCGCGCATGTTATCTCCACTGTTCATGCTAATACGCCGATAGCCAGCGCACGATCTAAAAATCGAAACAGCAGCGTTAACTGGTCGCCGTGCTTCGCTTCGAATGCCACAGGGCTGGCGTGCAACTCGTCGTGATGCTCTCTGCACAGAGGTATCACAAACAGGTCATGCGCCTTTGTACCCATTCCACCCTGCCCGTGGCCTATCAGGTGGTGGGGATCATCTGCCAGGTTGTTACAGCACATGCACTGCTGCGACTTAACCCAACGGGTGTACTTTTCATTTTCCCAGCGACGGCGCTTAGGTTTCATCATGAAGGATTCCGGGGTGTCTGGATCAACCTTCACCGCCACTATCTTTTTTGCTTTCTCCTGCAGCAGTTCTACCGCTGGTAATGATGGGGTTATGTCACTTTCTCGCATCACAGATTGCATGGGTTCTGGCTGCAACCTCAGGGCCTTGATAGCCATACTTTCCGGGATAACATCTGCCAGCCCGTTCTTTACCAACCACCAGCAGAACTCCGGAAGTGTCAGCACATGGCCTTCACTGAAGCCAAGTTGACCGCTTACGGTTGCCAGTAGCCAGGATACCAGGTTTTCACGTGCAATTCCTGCAAGTCTTACAGTGGTTTGATCTCGCAGATTGTTATCGCAACCCCAGCACAAACGTATACTGCCGGGAGCGTGGCGCATCACTGTAAAATCATGGGAATGCCATTCTTCGTGTGGCCACTGACATTCATACTTTTGCTCCAGCCAGGGATCCAGACCGTTCAGGCCACCAGCACGCTGAATAACGCGCTCGTTCTCAAAAACAACCTGCATACTGTCATCATGTTTCAGTGGCTGGTATGACTCTGGAAGAAGGCCAGACGGTAGATGCTGTATAGCTTCCGATGGCTTTTCAATTACCACCCTGCCCTGACGGAATAGCCAGAGCAAATCAGTTCCGGGACGGAAGATAACTACCCCGGCCATAGGCGCAATTTCAGGTGTAAGTAGTGCCCTCACGCCATTTGCCCCTTAGCGATGTGCTCAGCCCACAGACCACCGATCCACTTAACGCCTTTAGCGGTGAAGCGTGCCTGGCTAAAGGCATAATTAGAGGCGTTGGTTGTGCCTGTCTTAACTTCAAAGCGCTCGGCCTCGATGTGCTGGTGATAAGGGGTAAGCACCCCACTCAGGCGATACATGATGTGATTATCCATCAGGAACAGACGGAACTCAGGCTCTTTGGCGTTGAGCAATTTGGCCACCTGCCGGAAAGTCATTGAGCCGGTGGCGGTTACATAGCGATCCACAAATTCAGCTTTAGGTGCTGCAATGGCCAGCTCTTCACTCAGTCGCTGTTTTTGTTCAGCAAGATCTGCAGCCATGCGCAGTGCTTCAGGTAGTGTCTGAGGAAGCACCATGCCGGCGCCGTTCTCCAGTTCCTGCCAGCGGTCTACAAGCCGAGCAGTAAACTCAGGGCAAAGCTGAGCAACAATCACATAGCTGTCGCGTTTATTAACTTCGTAGTAATGGTAGGTCTGCTGGTTCTGAGGGTGGGTGTACTGCATTGCAGCATACCCCCCAATAACACCGCTATTCATGAGTCGTTCAATGGTCACGCATACATTGCTGTGGCGAGAATCTACCAGCTTAGCAATTTCCCGACTCGACATCGTTATTTGCTGTCCCATAGCAACTGCATGATGTGCCTGACACATTACGGTTACGTTCATCTGGTTCATGCTCTTCTCCACTTTTTAGGCGGCTGCACCCGCCATTGGTTCATGTGTGGTGATCGTTATTTCTACCCGGCCTCCGGCCACCTTCGGCCCCCACTCCACCAGCATTCGTTGTACCTGACTGTCGTCCTCCCAGACACCAGCATGGGTTAGCGCATCGAACAGCGCTTTGTTGTAGTTATCGATGTCGCGGCGGCGAGAATCTGGTGGAAACAGAAGGATCTCCACTGCCGCCGGTGCGGTGGAGGGTTTTGGCAGGCGGCGCAGCTGATCGACAATAGCCGAACAAGCTGCACTCTGGTATGCCCTGCCCTTTGCGCTAATGAGGTGACGGCCTTTCAGTGGTCCCTTGTTCGGGGCTCGCCAGTAGGTGTTTACGCTCGGTGGGAACGGGAGTACAAGTTTCATAACGTCACTCCCTGCTTTTTCAGCCATTCCACAGCGTTATCTCTGGCATTTTCACCACCCGATAGCAGCTCTTTAATGATCGTTACAGGATCTGCATCCCATTCCGTTTTGACTACGGTAATCCCCCTGGCAGCGCCAGGAGCAATTGAGATGTACCCCTTTTTCTTAAGCGCCTTCACATGCTCGGCAGCAGCATTAGGTGATGCACAGCCAATTAAACCGGCAAGCTCCAGAATCGTCGGCGGGAATCCGGTTCTATCCTTGTAGAGCACTATTGCATCCAGAACTTCACTTTGACGGGGCGTTAAATGGTTCATGACTCCACTCCATAGCGCCCGTTCAGGCGACCAATTTCACTGTTAAACTTCACCAGCGTTACGCCCATCGGCTTCACCAGTTCGTGATATTTTTTCAGGATCGGGGGAACAGCAGTGTTCCAGCTTGGTTTAGGCTTCTGTTTAAGCGCTTCCCTTATCTCCCGGATGCAGCGTCGCGCAACATCGCGTACTGCATTTTCCTGCTCGGCTGAAAGTTTCATGCTGCTTCCTCAACCTTTTGCAAGCGCGGAGAATGCTGCCGCAGCCACTCTTGGAACTTGTCCATTTCCAAGGGCTTTAATTCTGTCCACCCGATGGGCCATCCCATGAACCACTCGACCCATTCGGGGCTCAGTTGTCCATCCTGGGGTGGCATCGTTCCATCTGGTAATGGCCTCATCTTGATAACTGAAACAAGGTCTGGGGCGTGACGTAACCTCTCGCTCTTGCAATCGCTTCTTATTGTCGATTTGACGGTAGGCCACAACCCACAAGCGGTCTCTGGTATGGGGCGCTGTGCAGTTCGATGCTGATAAACGAAACCATTCACAGTCATACCCCATTGCGGCAAGGTCACTGACGACCATGGCAAGACCTTTTCCTCTGAGTCGTGGAGAATTTTCCACGCAAACGAATTGAGGTCGAACTTCACCGATAATTCGCGCCATTTCTGACCATAAGCCTGAACGTTTTCCCTCGATGCCGGCACCAGTTCCATTTGCGCTGATGTCCTGGCACGGGAAGCCGCCAGAAACGACATCAACAATTCCTCTCCACGGCTTTCCGTCAAAACTGCACACGTCAGACCAAATCGGGAAAGGTCTGAGGATTCCATCGTTTTGTCGTTGCGCGAGAACTTGTGCGGCGTAGGCATCACGTTCAACTGCGCATACTGTGTTCCATCCGAGCAGGTGTCCGCCGAGTATTCCTCCACCAGCGCCTGCGAAAAGAGCCAACTCATTCACGCGGCCTCCACTTTAGAAGTTTTGTTTACATAACCAGGAAAAAGCTCTACATCAGATGATTCGGCCTGATTACCCCAGTGATGCCAGCCAGGTGCGCCGCAACGACTGAATAGCTCAATGCGTGGAACGTCACCGTAAAGCTTCTCCAGACGGAATCGGGCCTCCTCCGGTTTCGCGCTATGCTCACCCAGTGGGCTGTAGATAACCTGCTTCACGCTGGCGCTCAGTCTTTCCAGCCCCTTACCACGGGTGGCGATGAGAAGATCCTCGGTGTTGGTTCGGGTGTAGTTGCCGCCGTTCATCTTCGTCTGACCGTTAAGCAGATCGAGGAAGTCGTAAAAGTCCTCAACATTGCCGGATGCCAGCGCTTTGTTGATGTGCTGTTCTGCCAGAGGGTTGAACTTCACCCAGGTGAATCCCTTCATGGTTCGGACTTTAAAGCCCCATGCCTCAGCCAGCTCTATCGCTTCGCGGGTGTGGGTGCCAGTGAACCACATGGCCAGTACAGCATCTTCGGCAGCCAGCTCCCACACCGGCAGGCGCTTCATGTCGATGAGTTTCATCGTGCCGTAGTGGTTACTCGCTGCCCCGTTGCTGATGGTGTTGCCGTACTCCCAGGCAGGGTCTGCGTAGATTAACGAATATTTCATCCCACGCTCCTTAAGCTGTTGCCTGCCAAAAAACACGTATCTTTTGCCGCTTTCTGCTTTTTGGCTTGGCTAAGGTATCGCTGGCGCTCAACAAGTATCTTCTCGCGCAGGACTTCGCTTTTAGTTTTGTGGAATGCTTCCATCAGGACCGTGGCCGCTCGCTGAAACAGGCCCTTTTCAGTAAGCCCCTGGGCTTTCAGCATCAATGCAGCTACTGCGGGGTTAACTACGCTGTCCATCTCAACATCAGTAGCGCTCTGCGCTCGGTCTATTTTTAAGCGGGAAATTACTTCCCCGACTTCTCCGCTCGGCGGCTTAGCAAAATACTGGTAGCACTTGCCGTTATGCTTACGTGTGGCGCGGTTAAGTTTTACCAAGTGACATACGCCACGCTGCACGGCGTGAACGTCAAACTGTGGCATCGATGCCGCCAACTGCTTGTTGGTCAGGCCAGGGTTGTTTGCGATGAATAGCTGAATGTTTTTCAAAAGGCTCATGAGTTAGCTCCTCTGAAACCAGCGGGGATCTTGCTGTAGTCTGTGTTCTGGAAACTGGATTTGAAAATGCCATCTTCACGAGCCCATTCGCCGTTTATGCGTGGAGGCTTGCCAGCGTTTGACCAGTTCCCTGCAGATTTCAGGTAGCCGGGAAATTTGTTCGGCTGGAAAAGGGTTTGTGGGCGCAGATACGCGGCCATTTTCAGATCGTCGGCCCACTTGGCGTTTGAATAGTCCACCACCAGTTTCAGCTCTTCAACGGTGTAACCCTCGCCGATACGGGCCCTGATGTTTTGCAACGATGTGGTCGATACCTGATAGCGTGAGTTTGTCACCTGGTTGAGATGAGTTAAGACCTGTTTGGCCTGGTCAGTGATAACCACATCACGGTCGGGTTGCGCAGCAACCGGACAAGAAGGGTTTTTAATATCTGTAGTATTCTCTGTTGTATTCTCTGTAAGAACATCAGGCCGTTTTGACCTGATGACATCGGTTCGTTTTGACCCGATGGAGCGTTCCACTTTGACCTCTTCCATTAGTTCATTTTGACCTGATGGACGAGTGCATTTTGAACTCTTCGATTTGGTCACTTTGACCTCATCTAAAAGCTCGCTTTCATAGTTAATCGTGTAGTAGTTCGTCATGTCGCGCTGAGACTTGTTCAGTTGCTCAATTTTGAGCACTCCGAGGGTCTTCAGGCGGGTGAAGGTGCGCTTCAGGGTAGACTCGGACCAGAACGGGAACTGCTCCAGCCACTGCTCGTTCGTGTTGTAAATCCAGCGCACACCGTCACGTTCCAGACCGGAATTTGTCTCTTTCAGCCAGTAATTCACCTGCTGCAACGCAATGGCCTCGTTCAGGCCAATGCTGTATGCAAGGTCAGGGTTAATTACTATCGGCCGGGATGGCATTAACAGGCTCATGGCAGTCCTTTAACTCTGTAAATTTGCGCTGGAATTGCTCAAGAGGGCTGAAGCACTCATGATCGTACCCTTCGCGAAGGTATATAACGCGTCGGCTTTCTGGCTCCCATCGAATGACCCGCACCGGGATACCTCTGTGGTCTTTGAACCTCCGGTCAACTTCAGCCATTCCTCGCGCCCCTTCTCGTTCATCAGAGCAAATGCACCTACCATCTCTGCACATGCCTGGTAGTTGTTGGCACCATCAGCGCTGTGTACTATTTCCACATAGCCGAACGGGGAGTTTTTCCCCACCAGCGGCAGGCATCTGAATTGCTTAGCTGGTCTGAATCGGTTTAAACTGTTCATGCGTTAGTTTCTCCACTTAAAGAACCGGCGCGCCAGACGCCTCGAGCTGCACACTCGGGGCGTCACCTTTTCTGCCGGTTGAAACGAAAACATCGACTGCCTGATCTGAAATTCCCGCCCCATACAGAGCCATAAAACCCAGGAAGCCGTGAATCTGGTGACGCAACTTCTTGTTGAATAAATCGGAAAGTGTCTGCCGTTCTTTCATATCGATTACACCGTCAGCAATAGCTGCAACTTTTGCTGACGCCAGTTCGCCAGCTGCGACCGTCGCTTTCATATCGATTTCATACAAATCGACATTGTCGATGCTCTCGGGAACTGGAATGTCAACCAGCATTTTTCCGCAGCGCTTAGCGAAATACTCAGCCAGATAAGACGTGCCGGAAATGGACTGCATCTGTTCAAGTTCGACTACCGTAAAAAAACGACTGCCGCATTTTTGGTATAGATGGTTGTGAAATTGATCGATGGTCATGCCAAGATCAGCTGCCAGGCCTACACGACCGTGTTTGTGTGCCTTGCACATAAGGCGAATCGCTGTGTTTATGCTGTCTACCATTTTGTTTTTCCTTTGGTAGTTATTTAGTTAGCTACTTTCGAACTAAGATTTCGCTTGCTGAGAACGTCGTCAGGAGTTTGATAGCGGCTCGGATATAAAATATGTAATTCATTGATTTCGCCATGGAAGAACTTGGCAAGACGTTCGGCTAGCTCTACAGACGGTACTTGCTCGCATCTTTCAATGCGGCTCAGCGTAGCTGGATCGACTTGCACGCCAGTTGCAACATGCAACAAAGTCATACCATGCGATTTACGCAATTTTCTTAACGGTGATTGCATAATGCCTCCTTAATTTGCGTAATACGCATATTATTTCATTCTGGCGGATTGCGCAAGTTGCTTTGCATGAGGCGCAAAAACAACATGTAATAGGCGCATGAATATAGGATCTCGCATACGACATCTTCGCCTGACGAAGAACATGAAAATCGCAGAACTCGCTGAAGCTGTGGGGGTTGATGCTGCCAATATTTCTCGGCTTGAAACCGGAAAGCAAAAGCAGTTTTCAGAACAAACACTTAACAGACTTGCTCAAGCTTTAGGCGTTAAAGTTACCGACCTATTTACGTCATTGGAAAATGAGTCTACTGTATGTATAAACAGTAAAAATGATTCATCAGCCCGAAAGGACATTGATGTGTATAGAGTCGAGGTACTTGATGTGAGTGCAAGCGCCGGGTCAGGACATATTCAGGGTAGTGACGTTATCGATGTTATTCATGCCATCGAATACAGTAACGACCAGGCGGTGATTATGTTTGGAGGCAGGACGTCAACTGGCGTTAAAGTTATCAACGTTCGCGGTGATAGCATGGCCTCAACTATCGAGCCTGGTGATTTAATCTTTGTTGATGTAAACATTAATGAATTTGATGGTGATGGCATTTATGTATTTGGCTTTGACGGTAAGGTTTACGTAAAACGCCTACAAATGATCCCCGATCAGCTTCTTGTCATTTCTGACAATCCCAAATATCGAGAATGGAACATCACCAAAGAAAATGAGCATCGCTTTCACATCTTTGGCAAGGTTTTGATAAGCCAATCTCAAGCGTATAAACGTCACGGTTAGACCGTCTTTGGTAAAACAGGCCTCCAATGGAGGTCTTTTTTTTTGCCCCGTAATTGCGTATTGCGCATTTTTAATGCTTGCGTTATTCGCAATTTATTATTATCTTTACTCCACGGCATATGGCACATGTGCCGGAGCGGTCCGGGGATTCCTTTGAAGACAATATCCAGATCTAGCGGGTAGCCGGAATGTGCAAGCCTAGCAGTAGCACGAGCATTGGATTCACCATCCAGGCGGTACGGTGCGACACCTCGGAAGAGACGAGGATGCAACAGCAAAGCGCATTACACCGGAACCCGATAGAACCTTATAGTCCTGAGTCGTGGCTACGTATTTTGTCAGTCAAACAGTCAGGCGGGCATATCGTCGGCAGGTTGGTCAAAGGTAGTGCGCTCTGCGTTGTGGCATTAGCTCAGATGGATAGAGCATCGGCCTTCTAAGCCGTGGGTCGCAGGTTTGAATCCTGCATGCTGCGCCAGTATCACGTAGCCAGCGTGGTAAACCCGTAGTAACTGCAACAAATGCTGTGTGTAGTCTTGGCGGTCGGCAGTTCTGAATGTCCTTATGTCGACCGCCCCTTTTACACAACTGAAAGCGCGTTCTGGACCTTTAACCTAAGTGTCAGTTCGTTAAATGCAAATTCGAGCGGAACGCGCTCTCAGTTGTGGAGAAGCTAACAGGCGATGGTAGTCGCCCGTTTCATTAAGTGCCCTGCCCGGGTGCTTACTAAAACGAAACCCCTTTATTTTTAGTCGCCACCAGGCGAGGGATTCGTGCAACCAAAAATCAGCGCTGTGCAGAGCGCTTATATAACGGAGAAACTAACCATGACGACCACACAGAACGTCACCGAGTTACAACCACGCTTAACCAGAGAGCAGCTGATCGACGCAGCTCGTAAAGCCGCCCCTCTCCTTCCACCTGCTTATCGCGGGATCATGAATGAACTGGCTAACCGACTGGATTACACCAGCGTGGCGCTTTGTGAGTCCATGAGTCAGCGTAAGGCACTGGCTGCTGAAAATGCCACTCTTCGAGAAGATGTTACCTGCTGGGCTAAAGAATGTGACCGTATCGTTGAGCGCCACACAAAAACCCCCAGCAATATGCACCTGCTTGAAGCCCAGCGCGAGCTTCGCGAACTCACGCCTGTCACCCTGACAGTACTAAACGAAGGGGTTGCGTGATGGCTAACTCATTCAAATTGATGTCTCGTGACGGAACCATCAAGCGTACCGACACCGGCATGTTCATCAGTCTCGACGATATTCACGTTCGCGAGGGCTTCAATAAACGTCACGATGACGACGAACGTACCCGCCTGGCTGATGATGACCTGTTCAAATATCTGATGAATGGTGGCTCAGTACCTCCGCTGGAAGTTATCGCCCGTGATGAAGGTGGGGTGTGGGTTGTCGAAGGTCACCGCCGTCGTCGTTGCTATGCTCGCTGCGCTGAAGAAGGAAAACCTGTAGACCGCATCCACATCATGCCTTTCAACGGTAACGATGTTCAGCGCCTGGCTCGCATCATGACCAGCAATAACCAGCTTCCATTATCCGATATGGAACAGGCCGCGGTTATCCAGGAACTGCATAACGCGTTTAACCAGACCACCAGCGAGATTGCAAAACTGGTCAATAAGTCTGTGGCCACGGTAGAGAAGTTACTCACGCTAAGCACCGCCAACTATGACGTTCAGCAGGAAGTGAAATCAGGCTCTGTATCAGTCGATGTTGCTGTTGATCGCGTCCGTGAATATGGCGAACAGGCTGGCGAGGTTCTACAGCACGATAAAGCAGTAGCTGCTGCCCAGGGTAAAACGAAGGTTACACGCAGCTCTATCGCGCCAGAACTTAGCATCAAAACTGCACGTCGTTTCGTCGAGCTTATGGCTCAGGCATCTATCAGCGATGAAGGTGTGTTCACTATCGAAGGCGCAGCGCTTGCTGAAGCACTTTCCATTATCGACGAACACAAGGCCATTGCTGAGGCTAGAGAAACTTACCGCCTGTCTCAGCCAATACCAGCCACTGAAGTACGTGGAAAAACCCTTTACGTAACTCTCGACGGAGTTGATATAGGCTCTGCACCGATCTACCGGGGCAAGAACGTCAATCTCAACGGCATCGTTGCCAGCCAGTCAAAAGCAGTTGCCTACTTCGTTAAGCAATACAAACTGCAGCAGCAGGAGAATCATCATGACAACAACTAATAAACCAATGACCGGTGAGCAGTTGGACGAACTGATGACTGTTGCCGTCAATATGCAGCGTGATAGCGAAAAAGTAGGTGAACGCCCTGCTGCCATGTTCGCTTATGCAGTTCAGGTTGCAGTGCTTGAACTACGAAAAGTTCGTGATGATGCTGCGGCGCTGGCATCGCTCGAAGCGGAGGCCGCGGAGGAATGGACAAACGAGCAGTGCTTGGAATTTCTGTCTATCGCTTTCAGGCATGCGGAAATTAAAGGCGACCTTGAGTTTGATGATATCCGACAGGGTGTGAAGGTGGTCAATGGTAGCCGCGCCGCCATGCTCCAGGGTGCCGAGCCTGTAACGACGGCTTGCAAGTTGCCGATGCAGCCGCTTGCTATCGACGTCCATGGCACTCTGCGCTTTAAAGAAAACCCTATCGTCAGGAAGTTGCTGGATTACGCCACAGAGCATGGCTACGGGCTAAACGAGATAGCGCTGGACGAATTTGAAGCTGAATACCAGATGCAACTGGCCCAACTCATAGGCTACAGCCTGTCTGGGTACGGAACGCTGTCTTATGTGACAGATGAATCATACGAGCGTGCCGCCGCAGCAGCACCGCAGCAGGAGGCGGAATGAGCTACGTCTTTCTGATTATGGTTCTTAGCAGCCAGAGCATGAACATGCAGATCGAGCCGATGAAGAATATGGCTCAGTGCCAGGCAGCTATAAAAGCGCTAGCTATTGCGGAGCGAGAGCGCTCATGGAATGAGACATCACCGCGCATTAACAATATAAAGTGCGTGGAGGTGAAGTGATGCCTCCTGTCAAAGTGGTAGTTATCACGGCGGTGATGTTCGCTATCTGCCAGCTCATATCCATAACCGGGCATGGCTTATGGTAAGCAAACTCAAACAGCGGCGCTTGCGCCGCCTTAAAGCCGATGTCGCCTGGTGGCGCGAAGAAGCTTCGGACCTGCATGCGCGCGTCATGGAGCAGGCCGACGAGATAGCAGAACTACGCCGTCTGGTTATCCGCGTGCCGATGCCGGTGATGGTGCCGAAAGAGATGGTCCACCAGCTCTATCATACTGACACAAAAATATGTCGTACCTGCAATGATGGCCTCCGTGGTGGATGCTCATCTTGCTCGTTTTACAAACCTTAACCGGGTGCAGCCGGTTTAGTGGAGGAACATATGTCCCGCATGATTTCTTTAATCGACTGGGCACGGGAAGAGTTTGGGGATCAAGCCCCGAGCGAACGCTTATTGAAAAAGTACGCTAAGGGTCGAATGATGGTCCCCCCAGCCGTAAAGGTAGGACGCTGCTGGATGGTAGACCGTGAGGCGCGTTATGTTGGCGTAATCGCCGAACCAGTTGTCCCTGCGAATTCTAACCCCAGATTAAAACGGATCATTGCTGATGGCTGCTAGACCGAGAGCGCATAAAATTTCCATTCCGAATCTGTACTGCAAATTAGATAAGCGTACAGGCAAGGTTTATTGGCAATACAAACACCCTGTATCAGGAAGGTTCCATAGCCTGGGAACCGATGAAGCCGAAGCTAAGCAAGTAGCGACTGAGGCAAATACCATTATTGCTGAACAGCGGACCCGCCAGATCCTCAGCGTTAATGATCGTCTCGCGCGTATGAAGGGGAAAAGAGCAGACATTACTGTTTCCGAGTGGCTTGATAAATACATCGTCATTCAGGAAGAACGCGTTAAACACAATGAACTCAGGCCAAATTCATTAAAACAAAAAGCCAAGCCAGTGCGCTTATTTCGAGAACACTGCGGGATGCAACATTTGAAAGATATTTCCACGTTAGATATTGCTGAGATAACCGATGCGGTTAAGGCAGAAGGTCATAACCGCATGGCTCAGGTTGTACGCCTGGTGTTAATTGACGTATTTAAAGAAGCACAACATCACGGTCATGTACCACCAGGCTATAACCCTGCGCAGGCGACGAAGCAACCCAGGAATAGAGTTACTCGTCAGCGCCTATCTTTGGAAGAATGGAAAACCATTTATGACGCCGCAGAGAAACAAGAACCTTATCTACAGAGCGGAATGCTTCTCGCATTAATTACCGGCCAGCGTTTGGGTGATATCTGCAACATGCAATTTAAAGACATATGGGACAACATGTTACATGTTGAACAAGAGAAAACAGGTTCCCGTTTAGCGATCCCATTAGATTTAAGATGCGATGCTTTAGGCTTAACTCTTCGTGAGGTTATATCCAAATGTCGTGATGCAGTAGTGAGCAAATACCTCGTTCACTTCCGCCACTCAACCTCGCAAGCTATGCGTGGGGATAAGGTTTCTACCAGTTCGCTAACCTCCACATTTAAAAAAGCGCGAGATAAGAGTGGACTTACTTGGGAGAAAGGCACTGCCCCAACCTTCCACGAGCAGCGATCATTATCGGAGCGACTTTATAGGGAACAAGGTGTAGACACTCAGAAACTGCTCGGGCATAAGTCGAGGAAAATGACAGATAGATATAACGATGACCGGGGAAAAGATTGGGTGATTGTCAGCACAAAAACGGGGTGA